TTTGTCGCTTGTGTATAAAAACCTTGGATTGTTTGTGCTGTTTGTGACATAAGATGTAATTATTTATTCGTTAGTTGTTCTTTTTTAGGCTACGATCTCGTTGAAGTTAGCACTTGTCTGAGTGGCGTAGAAGTTAACTAAGATGAATTCAGCTGTTCTGACCGGCTTGAGGTAGATATCAACAATCAACTCATTTTGATCAATAACTGTTGGAGTATTGTTACGCTCATCGCAGACAATCAAGTAATCGTAAACACCTTGTGTATTCTTTGCATAATCAAAGATCGGTGTAATAGTATTAACAAGACGTGTACGTGTGAAGAGTGTATTTGGCTCAAATACAAAGAACTGACATACTTGGTTTGTCTGTACTTCAAGAGTCAAGAACAATCTACGAACATTAATACGATCGAAAGCACTTGGTTGTTTCAACGCTGTCTTCTGACCGTAGATCACATAACCTTCGTTAGGGAATTGAGCTACAGGGTTGAGACTAATTGTATAGAGTTGATCACGTTCCTTTTGCTTAGGGTTGTAACCGATATCAAGGATACCTGCAACAATACCGCGTGTAAAGCCTGCTGGAGCAAACCATGGCTGGAAGTTGCTATCTGTTCTTGCCATTGCAGCTGCTGCAAAACCTGAGAATGGTACCCAGACTGGTTGATTTGAAGCATTATCAAATACTTGTACAACGTTTGCATATACTGCTGTATAGCTGTTGTTGAATGAAGCAAACTGGTTGCGTAATGGCCAGTAGATGTTAAGTGAGAAGTTATTATTAGGGTTAGCTAATGTCTTGACACCGGGTGCTGGACCACTTACGAAGATGTTTGTAAGAGGATCAGCAATGAAAAGGTGATCCTTACGAACTTGTGAGGCAAATGATACAAACTGTTGGGCTACAGCTTGATAGTCGGTAACAATTTGTGCAGGTGTTGATGGATTTTGTGCTGTGAGGTTTACAATACCTGTACCTGTATAAGCAACTGTATCATCAAAATAACCTGGAGTATTTGGATTGCCGTTTGCATTTGCAAAGATTGTTCCAAGACCAGCTTCAGTTACGATTGAAAGCGGCCAGAGTGATGCATCCTCAAGATAACTTAACATTGTTGTTACCTTTGATGGTACACTACCGATTGTCTTGACTGAAAGATCCTGAGCTGAATAATCACCTAATGGGAATATAGCATCTGTTGAACCAAGTAAGCCAAGTGCAGCTGCATATTGTGCTGATGTAGCACCTGTGCGTGTATAGAATGTATCTGTTACTGACCCTGTTGGTAAGCCTGATGTACCAGTTGCGAATGTTACAGTATCACTTGCAAGTGGTGTTTGACGTGCAGCATTTAGTAGACGTACGTTTTTATTTGGGAAACCTGAGAGGTTAAGCCAACCTGAAGAATACTGCTGTGAAATACTCGGATTAATAATAACCTGAATATTCTTTGACTTATTCTCTACGCTACCAAGGAAGAGTGAGTTAGGTACACCACCTGTTGCATTCTGAATTTGACGATAATAATCGAGTGAACCTACATAGCTCTCAGAAAGAACATAATCAAGTGCGATTGTATTTGGTGAAAATACAGATTGACGTAACTTGAAGAGACCGAGTGCAACTGTATCATTGAAGTTTGGCTGAGAAATATCAAATGATGGAATTGTTTCCATGATCTGTGAAACACTACCAGCTACACCGTAATTTGCATTAGCGGAGAGTGAGAAGTTAAGTCTCTGAGAAGGAATTGTTACATATGATCCTGGTGCATATGATGAAGCATATGAATTAATTGTATATGCGTAATTAATATCATTGAACGGCGTTGAAGGATAGAGGTTTGTATTATCGATTAGACCGATATAATTACCTTCAAAACGCGTATTAATAGCATTTTGTGATTCATTAAGAATAATCAAACCTGCGTTACCGAATTGCGAAATCTGACTCGGTGTAAATGAAGTTACAGGTGTTGAACCGTTACCACCGATATTACCAGCATCAGAAGCAGATGCCCATGTAAATGCTGTATTACCAATAATAGCAAGGTATTGCTGTTGTGTTAAGCGAACGTGTGATGGTGCACCAAAGAGGTATGATCCTGCACTAAAAGCAAGTGTTGTTGATGTTACAGGTGGTGTAGCAGTGAAGGTATTACTTGAGAGCTGTGTAACAATTGTATTGTTAGTTGAGGAGAGCGCCCATGTTGTAGCATTGGCTGAAAGAGCTACAGATGCTAATGCTGAATTTAAATTAGCACTATAAATTGTACCTGAGAGCGTACTAACAGTATTGAAAAGACTATAACCGGGATATGATGAGTTAAAGGCTGTTAATGCTGCTGGACTGATATTCCATGGATATCCAATACCAACAACCTGTGATATTGAGGCACCTGGTGTGGAGAGTGTTGTATAAACAGTGCTAGGACTAGATACTACACCAATTACAGGGTATACAAGAGCACTATACTGACTAGAATAATCAACACCGGCAGCACTACCGTAGGGAAGACGGTAAGCAAGTACATTAGCAGGTGATTGAAATACTGCAGTTGCTGTTTGATAGAAGTAACGTTCAGCAGCATTTGTTGGTAAACCAAAGATTTGCTCCCATTCAGAAAGTGTACTAACTGTAATAGGTTCTGAAGATGGACCTTTTGCTGCGAATCCAGGAATTAAAACTGTAGTAGGTGGAACGCCAGGTGCTGTTAAACTAAGGTCGACTTCGCTAATTTGTACGCCGGGGCTTTGTAATGTAAGTGCCATATGAATTATTTATACTTTTTAAAATTATTTTTTTACATTTTATAAACCTTCTGCCCAATTTAATGGTGTAACAATGAGTTGAGAGTATTCGAACGTGAAACTGGATTCCAACTCTGTTGCATCTCTATAATTATATTGAATACCATCTAAATTTGTTGGAAAGGCATCAATATACTTGAACTCCATGACACGCTTATTGTATTCATCGAGAGCAAAAATTGACATTGTTGCCTTATATTGAGTATCTGGTGCAACTGGGTAGTTTATTAAATTATCCTGATCATATAACCCTGTTTTATCATTATTAAGCATGTTTAACCAGGTATAGATTACCCAGTAGTTTGTAAATCTATTATCAACAGTGAATCCAATAGTTAATGGTTCGTATGGTTCACGACTATAACTGGTTTGTGCAAGCGTTTGACCAGCGTATCTAACATTAGCACTAGGTACTCGTATAGGTGGTACTACAGATCCATGCACAGCAAATTGGAGTAAATCCAAATTTATATTACTATATCCTTCAAAAAAACGTGTATTAATCTTTTTTAAAGCATCTGGTACATTAATAACAAGGGTAAACTTATCTTTTCTTGATAAGTTAAACGGACTTTGAATATAATCTACATTGTTTGACATATATTAAAAAAATCCCCAACTAGGACCGGCTTGATTGTCAGGAGTTAAAAACGACCAACCTTGTGATTCAAGGTCAGCAATACCTGTATCTTTATCATTTTGATCTCCTTGTATAATAATAGGTAGTGGTGCTGACATATCTTGATCTTTTTCGTTATTGTAGGATGATATCGGATTTACAAAATATTTAATCCCGTAATCAAGAGACTTAAGTTTTAGTGGTCGTTTATTATCATCTAATTCTAATATTTCAAAATAACGCTCTGTTATTTCATTTTCTAAACTCATGAGAGCCCAAATTAAACTCATTACTCTGTCATCCCAATTATCCGATCCCGGTCTAGCAGCCCATGTTCCATTTGGATATCTAACGAAATCACGTAATTCTCCAAGAGTCTTCATGTCTCTAATACGAATTACATTGAGTTCATTGAGCCAATAACGCATATTAGTTACGCCTTTGTACTTTGTATTAGTATGTGCTACTATACCGATTTTATTAAAAACCCTATCTCCTGCTTTTACACCATATGATACTAAATTTTCATAACCTAGTACATTTCTTAACTGATCTACTACTTGAGCTCCACAATTATTACGCTCAACTAACGCAGGAGGCTTTCCCCAATGTTCTAGTATTTCATTTAATTTAGTAGTAAAATTATATGGGCTGATATTACGGTTGTGATATACAGCTACTTGTTCTATGTGCTGTAAATTTGTTACATCTAATACCTGAATAACAGAAGCAGCTTCACCAATACCTTCGGAAACGTCAACACCTGCAACATAAAGCCTTTCTTTATTAGGTTCTTCCCACAGTAGATAATGGCCTTCATCAAATACAAACTTAGGTTCACTACAATCAACTTTTAATTTATCAAAGAATTCTTCATCTACTGCACTTTCACCCGACTGAATAAAGACATTACCAAACTCTTGATCAAACGCCTCTCTACTACCAAGTTGTTTTATTGTTTTATTTTTCCATGCTTCATCTCTACCAGGTGTCTCCCACCAATCAACTCTTTCCGGGTGCCATCCATTGTGTTTCTCAGGGTCTGATTCAATGGCACCGTGATAAAGATCGTAAAACAAATTATTTGTACCATTTGGTGTACTAGCTACAAAGATCTTTGATTTTTTAGAAGATGAAATAATAGGATAAACGGAATTCCAGAAATCCTCCACCATATGATTATCAATAAACGCTAACTCATCTAAAATAAGACAATTACAGCTATCACCACGACCGGCATCAGAACTTGTTGTACTAATACCAATACTTGATCCATTGGCAAATACAACAGATGTCTTACCCCACTCACTAACACCAGGTTTTAGATAGTTAGGTAATTTCTCATAAGCCATACGAATACGCTTGAGAATATTAATAGCCGTTTGTTCCTTGTTAGCTACAATAAGAATACGCTGATCTTCTTGAAATGAGGCAACCCAAAGAGCGTATATTGTCATCATTGTGGTTTTACCGCACTGACGTGAAGCTAGGGTAATAACAAACCTGTTATCACGTAAGCTTCTTAAAATACGCTTTTGGAAGTTATGTAAAGGTATTTTTATTTTACCCTGATCGAGATTTGTAACGTAGAAGAAGTTTTCTGCAAAGTAAAGAATGTTGCGTTTACACTTAACTAAATCCTCTACCCACTCAGGATGTGAGCTATAATCGAACTGTGCGTCCTGGGTTGGTAAATTCTCATTACCTAGGTAGAATTGCTGTTTTTGTTTTTTAGTAGCCATGGAGCATAAGTACTTAGTAGATGAATACCTCACGTATATTTAACGAAGTTGGCGAACTCTACGAGGCGTCAATAATTAATGAAGGCAAGAGCCGTTTTCCAGGAATTGGAGATGGCTCATTTGAACCACAGACAAATAAGAAAGTAGTACCTGCTGTAGCAAAGGGTACAAAAGCATATGTACAGCAGGATTCAGGTCCAGATCATGAAGGTGCTAAGACATTGATTAAGCCTAATGATGCAAAGAACAGAAAAAACCCTACTGCAGAAGAAGAGAGTAGTGTTTACAATCCAGAACGCTTTTCCGGTCAATCTCCTAAAAAGTCGATTTCAACAAAAAAGGCTAAAAAGAAGGAAAAAATGCAGAAGGAGAGTATAAATAATTTTATGACAAAGTCTATTTTTGATAAACTCTATGAAACTGTTATGAACGAGGATGCAATGCCTGGTGATGACAATATTGAAGCCCATGATGCTGAAGCCCTTGATCTTCCTATCGGAGATGAAGAGGGTGAAGTAACATTTACTCTTGATCGTGAGACAGCTAAGAAGCTTCACGAAGCACTCATGAATGCAATTGGTGAAGAGCCAGCTGAGAGCGAGCACGAAGGCGAAGAGCCAGAGGGTGAAGATTTAGAAGATGAAGATAGCGAAACTTTCGGTGAAGCTACAGATATCCAAGAGATCAAGATCTCAGGTGCTGCATATGTTAAAGATGGTAAGAAGCACCCTTGGGAAGTAGATGGTAAGAACGATGTTGTTGGTGATGAGACAGAGAAGCTTGAAGATGGCGAAGAAGGTGATGGAAAGATCAAAAAGCAGGAAGACTCTGCTGGTACATCACACGGTCACGCTCTTGTAAATGCAAAGAGAGGTAAGCCAACACCTGTAACACCTAATTCAAATCAGGTAAGTAAGCAGAATCCAGGTTCACGTACACACAGAAACGTTGGTCAGGTTCTTTTCAAGAAGTAAGTTAATCAAAAATAAAATTAGAAGACCCTAGTCGCAAGACTAGGGTCTCTTTTTGTATAAATATAAATGTGAAGAGCTTTAAGGATTTTATAACAGAACGTCGCGGATTATATGTTCATTATAATCAACAGGCAGACGGAACATATGAGCGTAGAAAGCACAGACATGAAGGTATTGATGCAGATCCATTTAAGCGTCAGCCAAAGAATGTTTCGACTGTTCCAGAATATGTAAAAAGTAAAAAGATTATTAAGAACGGTCCAATTTCACAACAAGACGCTGAAGAGATAGCTAAGACCCATGGTATTAATCTTTCAACAATGGATGAAAAGGGTAAAGTTCTTAGAGGTACTAAGCCACAGGAAATATTATTACGTAATCCTAATAAACGCAGTCCATTTCCATTTATTAAAAAGGTAATTTAATGAGTATTAACAGCTGCAATTTTTATACAGGTAATCCAGCTCCTCAGATTTATCCAGGGTCGATTAACTATACTGACAATGGATGTATTCGTTTTACAAATAAAAACAATAATGATAACGAGCGAATTATTCAATCTAATTATTGGCGTGAGCAAATAAACCTATACGGTCAACAATGTTATTATTACGTTAATACATTTAGCTTACTATCAGCTGATAATTTATATGGTGAACAACCGACACAGCAATTTGCACCGCCTCTGCCGTTTATTATTGCTTTAAATTTAAATGAAAATGCCTTAATGCTCAGTAAGTATGGTCTATTATCAGAAGATGAAGTAACAGCATTTGTACATATTAGTTCTTTTTATGCAACATTTGCTGGTACAGAGCCAAAGTCTGGTGATGTTTTTCAATTGACTGAATACGGCAACGATCGCCCCGGCGGACGTAACGGTAAGTATTTTGAAATAACTGAGCGTTTAGATGAAGATGCAGCTACTATTAATCCATTAGCTGGTCATTATGTTTGGTTGATTAAAGCTAAGAGATTTGAATGGTCATTTGAGCCTGGTTTATCAGGTGAAGCTGTTAATAGTCAGGTATATGATGATACTACAAGCACTACCGCTTCCGCAGCTCAAAAGCCATATGACTATAGTGCAGATATAGCATCTAAACAAATATTTGATTATTCACAAACCGATTATAGTAATGTATACGGTGGTTATTATTAAAGAGCAGTATTACGTTCGTATATAGATTCGTAATTCGGTATTTGCTCTCTTCTATGTGAAGCTATAAACCTGTCAGCTTGACGAGCTGATTCAAACACTATTTCAGTACTACCGCTTCTACTACCAAATTTATATTTTAGACCATTTTCAATAGAAGTAATGCCTATAATAGTGTATGGCTCGTTAAGCTTAAACATACTGTCCCAACTATTAATGTGTCGGCTTATGCGTAAGCTTGTACCAATAATATAATGCATGTTTAGCTATTTACTTCTGCTTCTTGTTTTTCAAGTTCATGGAGATCACTTTTCATTGACTCATAACGTTCTTCAATATACTTTTGAAACGCAAGTGGCTTTACCCAATCTACCTCAGCAGCACCTGTAACACTCGAACGCTTTTTAAGCTGTTCAACTCTCTTACTTACAAATTCAACACCTTCAAGAAGACACAACCAGCGTGAGTATTCATCCTCGGTCATTGTGTGGTTTTTGGTTGGTGTGTTAACAGTTATATATTTTTTTGATGATGGCGATTGCATACCCAAGCATTATGAATGAAATGCGCTTAACGTCAAGAATATTTTTTTGTCTATTTAAAGTATCTACAATACTACCGATAGCATCTAAGCTAGATTGAATGCTTGTAATATTTGCTATTAAAGCTTTTTGTACTGTCTGTTTATAGTCTTCGGTAATATTACTCTGCTGTACAGCTTTAGATAACGTATCGCCGTAGAGAGATAAAAAGTTTTTTACAACGTTTCTTTCAGACTGTATATCTCTTTTAAAGTAAGCTCTACCCTCCTCAAAGGACATATAGTCTGATGTATTTACATTATATCGAATAGAATCGGTTATTGAATCTATTTTTGCTGGAACCTCTTCTGTCTTTGACACAAGACTATCTGCTGATCCTCCATCAATAGTAAGCTTACTTATATTTTCAGGAATTTCCATTATTGATATTTGCTAATAGAGGTGCTAACGCTGCAGTAGTGTCGGTACTTATAATTGGTTCAGTTTGTAATGCTGTCTCAGCATTAATGTAGACTGATATTGTCTTATCACATTCACCACATCTGTACATATTAAGATCATTAAGCCTAATCGGTACAAAGTCCTTACGCTTTTTAGTACATGGACACTCAACTTCTAAGCCTTGATAAGAAAATTCAGCAATACGTTCATTTTCTAGCTTTTTATTTTTAATTGTTAGATATACATCTAATATAGATATAAACGCATTATAGATTAAAATTTGCCCGAGTACACCAACTAAAAAGCCTAGCCACCATGTTATGTGTAGCGTTGTAAGTAACGTTGCTGTAACGAGAGCAACAGCTGTTAAAATAACAATGGGTACAACTATTCTCTGAATCATTATAATATAATAATATGATTAATTAGATAATCAACATTATTCATCACCTGTAGGTTCTTCTTCCTCTGCACCATCACCTACAACTTTTATAATTTTTCTTAAACAATTAAGAGAGTCGTTCAAATGTTCAATCATTTGCTTTACCTCTTTAGTCATCTTTTCATCTTTTCTAACCACTGGACTTTCGAGTGCATTATTGAATGCATTAATTGAACTCGATGTGTTAGTTATAAGCTCACTTAAAATATTTGCAGCGTTTATAAGCTGGTATGGTAATACATTATTGGCTTTTGCATTATTTGGACTCTGATCGGTATCAAAGTTTTGACTAACTAAATCCTTAAATTTCATTCTTTGTGAGCTAAACTCACGTGCAGCCTGACCACTAACCCATTTATTATACTGCATTGTGGCGTCCTCGAATAAAACTTTCTTTTTCATTACGATTATTTATAGCGTTGGAGTATAAATAATAGTATATGTTGTTTAAATCTAGATTTGATTTTGTATTAGAGGCTGATGATGCTCAGACACCTGATGAAGCTCCTGTTGCACCAGCTACTGATAAGGAAGCCATGGCACAAACTTTAGATACAGCTCAGCCTAATGATTTTGATGTAAAAGCTGCTGAACGTCAAAAGAGAGTAGATCATACAAAGATTGAGCAAATTAATGTTCTCAATGAATGGATTACAAAGATCGATGATTTTATTGTATTCTTAAATGATACAAACAGCAATTCAATGCAAATTCAATTGCATTCAGCTCCGTGTGATTCAATGTTTGAGAATATTGCAAGAAGTGAAAAGAAGAAGATTTCACGTCTTGCTGCTGATCTCGGTTCTCTTGTTCAGTCACTTAAGGGGTATTTAGCCTCTGCTAATGATTAATACTTGACATTAAGAGCTTAGCTTTTAATCCGTCATAAGAATTTTCAATAATATATTGAGGCGAAATTTCGTTAATCTTTGCAGCTATGCAAAGATCGTTAATATCCTTAAACTGTTTGCCGATCTTCTCAGGCCATATAAACACTGTTTCACCGTTATCGAGTAATTTGTGCGTTTTATTAAAACTTGCTGAATCTAACCACTGACTGTCTAGGACCCATATTATCTTTGCCAATTTAAATTGATTAAGTTGTTCTTTTTGAAGCTGTGAGAACATCTTATCACTTTTTTCCTGAATAC